TCTAATCTTTTTAATTGTGCCAACCACAAGATTTGGCTGGCATAAAAATCCATTGCGCGACCGCCAGTTCTTGTTTTTTGCTCTCCAAAGCTCACGCCTATATTATCACGAATCTGTGAAATAATCATTAAATGGATTCTTGATCGTTCCATATCTTTAACAGTGCGACGAAACAATTGTCCAATGATTTTGGGTTTATTGGCACCAAAAGTTCCTTTGTCAATTTCTCGATCTTTTTCAGCACGATCTGATAACGCATCTAAAGAATCCACAATATACAAACATGGATCTTGGGTTTTTACCATCGTTTCCAATGTATGTTCCAAATGCTCAAACCATGCTTCCACTGTAAAATCTGGTAATTTATCACCAGCAAATTCAATGTAATCTACTGGCATCCCTAAAGCTTTCGCATAATCTTCATCAAATGCAGCTTCAGATTCTAAGTAGATAATTTTTCCTTTGGGATACTGTTGGTGAAAATTGGCACATGCTTCAATAGCTAACATGCTCTTACCTGAACTTTTATCACCGACCACATTACTCATCCGCCCCAAAGGCCATCCACCCCCCAGTACACAATCTAGTAAAAAATTACCACTGGAAATGAACTCTAAATTTTCCTTTTTAGTTCGAGCAAAATATAAGCCTTGTGTTTCTTCTTCCAATTTGGGAGTAGTTTCACGCCGTTTGAGTTCCATATAACACCTTAAGCCAACAATTTGGGACGAGTTAAGACAATGGGCTGTGGTATTAAACCATCCATTGAAAAATCTGATGCTTTAAATTTAGGACAATTTAAAAGATTTTCATCACTAAATTGATACTTTATTTCGTGATAAACATCTTTAAAAGGTTGACATTGTACAATCTGTTGTGCGGTAGCAATATGTGAATCTTCATCATACAAATGTAAATCACCAAATAACCACATCAAAGAACCCACTTTAAGATTTGAATGAAACGAAAAATACAACAGCAGTGCCCAGTATTGAACCCAATTGTGGGGTACACCCAATAACACATCTGCACTGCGTTGCACGACAGTCATGTGAACTTTATTTTCACGAATAAAGAATTGAATGAGTGTGCCGTGGCATGTAGAAGGTGTATGTGGGTTACTGTTGATTTCGGTAATGTTTGCCATGTCCCACGGTTTCCAAGTCGTGGCAATGAGTCGTCGAGAATTTGGATTGCTTTTTAAGCCATCTAAAATGTATTTGATTTGATCAAACTGATGATGATATGTATGACCGCTCTTTCTAAATTGATCTGAATAACCACCACGGTACATATTACCGTATCCCAATTGTCCATCCCACCAATCCATAAGTTCATCTGGACATTTAATATCACCAGACATAAACCATTCCATTTCACGCAATGCTTTTTTCCAAGCAGTTTTACGAATTGTGATTAAAGGTGTTTTTGTAAATGTAATTCTTGGATAATCAATACAAGAATAAGAATCAGAGTTACGAGTATGAATCAATTCACCTGACAACATCAGATGAGAAATCATATTTTGATATATATAATTAGCTTGATTGGACATTCACAATCTCCTAAAACAATCAACTCACTTTTAATAGCGAGTTGATTGTTATCATGCAAACTACTTGTTACGATTCCGTAAACTGGCTAACCGACTTGACAACCCCGCCTTACTTGCTGATTCTTCAACCGGAGCTTCTTCCGCTTCATCCTCTTCCACTTGGGGTTCCGGTTCTTTCTTAGCGAAAGTCCGTCGTGCAGCGGGTTTTGGTTTTTCCAAGTTTAAAGTTTTAGCTACGAGTTCCTGTAGCTCTTCAACCGATTCAGCCACCGACGCATCAACGTCTAAATTCAAAGCTTCGATTAAATCAAACAAAGCATCTTCATCAAACAACATGAGTTCAGCATACGTGGGAATTTCAACATCAGGTTGTTCTTTAGCTGCTTTTTTAGCAGTGGCTTTGGGTGTTTCTTCTACAACAGATTTAGATGGCTTTTTCCCACTGAACACTTGAGCAATATGTTCGTATGTGTGGAAAACCAAGCAATTCGTCAATGGATGGTTTTCCAAGATATCCATGGCAGTATCATCCAGTTCAATGGGACTGGGAGTACGAGCAATCTTAACCGTGTACTTGGTTCGTGCGCCAGTTCCTTCACGGGTAATATACAAATCATAACCATCATCGGGATCATCAACGTACAACAATTCACGAGTACGGGAATCAGTAGATTGTGTAGCGATATCTTTGTCCACCGTCCATGGCATCGCCCACATCTGTACACCTTCTTTGGGCTTATCACGATCAATCAAATACACCAACACTCGTTTGACGCTACGTAGCTCTTTGGCATACTCATCATCCCCTTCAGCAATCGCGGCTTCACACGCTTCGGTAATGGGATCAGGTTCCCCTTTCATCCGCTTCAAATCTAAAAACGCGGAACTGTCCGGCCCCACATTGTAATGAACAAAAATATCTAAACCAAAATGTTCCGCATCATCCCATGTCGCTGGAAGAATACGAATACAATTTTCTCCATCACTGGGTTTCCACATACTCACATGATCCGTTAAATACGAATCACGCAAGTTGCCCCATTGTTCGGAACGTTTTTTGTTGGCTTCAAAAGAACGACGTTTGAAGTTCAGTTTACGATCTTGTTTTGGCATTGCAGTATCTCTTTAAAATTGATGAAGTTACGGAATAGTTATACCTGATTAAGTTCGTCGTTTTAGTAAATCTTTAAATGGTTTACGATTTTCAGCAAGTTTAGCTCTTTGTATTTCATATTGAACATCTTCAGTTCCTCCTTTAATTGCTTCCGTATTAAAGTAACTGGCTTTCCATAATTCAGCCATTTCCTTAATCATATAACCTCGTGCATTATATGCATCTTTCAATGCAGTCCATACATCGGTTTCCCATTTAGCACGAAGATAACATATTGAATCTTCTTTATAATCATCATCCAATAAAGTGAGTTGTTTAACTAAATCTTCAGTCAATTTACGACCTTCTTCAGTCGCTTGTTCACGAATACGTAAACTGTTTCGTGCATAAGATTCTTCCATCCGTTTTTTAGCTTCATCCCGAATGGAAGAGTAGTTAGCAACTCTTTCACTTACTGTAAAAAACAACTCTCCATGGTGGAGAATTGCTTCATCCAGTTCATGTTTATTGAACTGTAAACCGACCGTACATTGATGATACAACTTTAAATCAGTTAAATCTTGTTGTGATACCCATGATTCCATTATTCATCTCCAAAAATAAGTTCACCCAGTGAAAGTAATAAAGGTGCAAACTTTTCACTGGAATTGTATGGACGACTAAATGCATTCATCACATTTAAAATCTTTAAAGCATCTCCATCAGATCTAGCATTCATAACGACCTTTGCCATATAATTGATAATAATCAAACGAATGGACTCTGGATTTTGTGCTTGTAAAGAATTAATAATTCGCATGGTATTTTTCCATGTAGGTTGAACTTTTCCCACTAATAAACGACACAACTCAATCACTTCACCTTCTTCATCCGGCTCTTCTAATACATTACGCACATCTTCAACTGAATCACAACCCCGGCACTTGGATAAGTATGTGAGTGCGCGACGTGGACTCCCTTGTGCCGCTTGAGCAATGACACTTAAAGCTTTATCATTCAGTTTAATATCTTCAGCTTCGGCAATAACACTAACTAATTCAACTAAATTATCAATGGACACATCACGAAGAGTGTATGTATGACAACGTGTTTTAATAGTGTCTGGTACTTTGTCCGCTTCCGTGGTACAAAATGCAAAATATACATGGGGCGGTGGTTCTTCAATGGTTTTCAAAAAAGCCTGCCATGCAGATTTTGTACACGCATGGGCTTCGTCGATAATGATATATTTTAAAGGATTTGTACCAAACGTGGCATAATCCAAACGTGCTACCAATTCACGAATATCTTCTACTTTACCAAAAGATGCAGCATCAATTTCTAAAATATTTTGATAATCACATCCCAACATTTTGGCTACAATACGAGATACGGTAGTTTTCCCGGTTCCCGAACTACCCGTAAACAGGTATGCATGGGGATATGTTTTTTGTTCAAACAAAGATTTCAATGATTGCACAACATGATCTTGTCCAATCATCTCATCAAATGTTTCGGGACGATATTTGACATGTAAATCTTGATTACTCATCTTTAAGTCCTTAAGTCACCTAAATCAACATCAAAAACATCAATAGTTACATCTGTAGCATGACACTGATGCCGCAACCAATGATCAAATGTTTCTCTACATTGGTTTGGTGGAAATTGACTTACCATTCGTTGGTATTCAGTTTTTAAATCTAGTTCTTTAGGAACTAATAAAGGAACACATGTTGCACCTGGTTCATAATGTGCTGGATCAAAAACAATGATTTGTTTAAGTTCACTCATCTTTGACAAGATCCTTATGTTGAGCTTTAGCTAGATCTAACAGCAAGCGCATGGAATCATGAAAACTCTGATTTCCTTTGACTTGGCTGAGTTGCATGAGCAACTGGATAGCCGCTTCTGAATTATCATCAAAAGCGGTCCAGATAATGGATAAACACTCTTTGGCGGTTTTATTGTTGATCACGGCTGACGATATACCAACTCACGTTATTTTCAAACTCATTTTGAATGACTTCTTCAATAAAATTTTCACGTTCCTCGTCATTTTCACATTCCTCTAAATCCGCATCATCAATATGAATCTGATGTGGCCCATTGTTGACATAACCATAATCTACTTTCCACGTAATTAGCATTTTGATCTCCAATTCAGTTATGAATTAACTACAACTCGGTGGAGTTGTAGTTTAACATTTATCAAGTATCAAGTAAAGTCATAAAGCTTAGTGAAGTCTTGCAACTTATGGGGAACATGATGAAATTCGGTAGATTTAAATGTACCGATTTCTTCCTGATCAAACCAGTTTTTTCCACACGTCATTTCCACCGCAATGGGAACATTGATAAATGGAAATGGTACTTTACACATCTCTTCTGCAATGAGTGGAATAGCTTCTTCCAAATCATTATCATGCACATAAGATGTTACATCATCATGGATAATCATCACCGTTTGAATACCCAAACGATCTAAACGACACAAAGCATCCAAACAAATATCTGAAGCAAAACCTTGGATGGATGCATTCAATACCGCATTCATCGTCATGGGTGCGTGACGCCGCCTTCCAGTCAATGTTTCCACATATCCCAATTTATCATACCTACTTAAAATCCATTTTTGCCAGCGCTTGACACCCCGGAATGTTCGCCAAAAATCACGAAATACATCTTGTACGATGTCTAACGGAACACCGATTCCTTTTGAAATGGAATGGGGACTGGCTCCATAAAATGCGGGAAACACCCACAAATTCTTTACTTTAGCCCTGAACTTTTTCATTGCGGCTTTATCTTTTAACTTGGATTGACCGCCCACTACTTTTGGATATTCTTCAGCAATGCGTTTAGCCCATTCCATGTGAACATCATAATCTTCCCACAACGCTTTACAGAATTCTTCATCTTGGCTAGCCACACCAATAATCCGAGCTTCAATTTGTCCATAATCTGAACATACCATCCAATGATCTTTTGGAACACCAATCATTCGACGAATTTCTTTTCCAGTTTTGGAAGGTACTTGCTGAAGATTTGGGTCATTTGCTGAAAGTCTTCCAGTACTAGTTTCATACAAATTGTAATTGGTATGAATGCGATCATCGGCTAATACATATTGCGGATACGGTTCAATATATGTTGAAATCTTTTTACTCATTCCCCGATAATCTAATATCTTTTGAGCAAGTTCTACATCCGTTAATGTGGATAGTATGGATTCATCGGTGCTATATTTACCAGTGTCTTTTTGTAACTCATGATCCAATCCCATGATGTTTTTTAAACATCTCAAAACATGATCAGGAGATCCTGGATTGAATGCGAGTCCAAAACGATCATGAAATTGTTTGACTTCTGGTAATTGTTGAATACCATTTTCAATGTCCAACAATTCATCTTTGAATTGTTTAGCTAACTCTGCATGATTGTTATAATCCAATACCACACCACGGCATTGTGTCGCTGTTAAACTAGCTGCAGATGTTAATAACATCTGATAAATTTTATATAATTTTGATTCTTGTTTGACTAATTGATCTTGTTGATGAAACAATTTTAAAGTCCATTTAGAATCCAATCCATTGTACGGAAGTATTTTTTCCAGTGGATAACTTTCCATGCGTGAACGATCTAAATTGGATAATTCTTTTAACCAAAATCCAAAATAGACTTTAACTAATGCATCTAAATTCAGCATTCCGCGTCGTTCGTCCAGTACATACGCTTGTGCTTGAGTATCTTCCCAAGTGTCATTGTATAATAAATCTGTTCCAAAACGCTCTGCTGTCCATTCCATTTCAAATTTAACATTATGACAAATCTTTTTAACAGAACTTTTGAAGAAAGTCTTTAATGCTTTTTTCAATGTCGTCAATTGTTCGCTTGACCATGCATTTTTATATTCAATGGGAAACGCACAAGATTTTTTATCATTAGCAATAGCAATGGTCAGCAATCGTGAATCGACTTCAAATGGACGCAAACAGTTCGTTTCATAGTCAAATGCAACATATTTCTCATTGGCAAATTCAGTCAGCCAATTCAATATTTTTTTAAGTTCTTTATCGGATTTTAAACCTTCACTCCAGTACACATGATCCAAATAACCGGATTCAATTAATGTTGGAGATGTTGATAACATGTTTTTCATGGTTAATCTCCAGTATTAAGCAGATTCAAATAATGTTTTAAAATCGAAAGCAAAGATATGATCCCACTCCGTTTGAATAATATTGCCATTTGAAGATATTCGTTGCTTAAATTGAATATCTTTTGGATGGTACATGGGATATAACCAACAGATATGTTGTCCAACTTTAACGGGTACAAAACGTCCCCGCCATTTAGCTACATCGGATTGTTGTAAAATCCATTGCAATGCAACTGTTCCCAACGTCACTAAGATAGCTGGTTTGGTTTTTTCAATATCTGCTATAATAGAATTTCTACAACATTCAATTTCCACTTCATCAGGTTTTCGAGAAGATGGAGTTGCTGAACGAATGACGGTATTAAAACGAACACGATCTCGCCATTTAGCGGGGATTTGTTCTTTCAATTTTTCTCCCATTTTACCACTCAAAATTTGTTGATTTTGATCATCTTCAGTATCGGGTGTATCTCCCAAAAAATAAAAAGCAGGATGATCTGATCCATTGGGTGGTAAATCGGGATGCTTCGCTTCCTTTTTTAAAGGACAAACTCGACAACCTAATTCACGAGCAGAGTTAAGAGGAATATTCTTTTTTTGTTTAGAAGTCTTTTCATCAGCCTCAGCAAAGAAAAATCCCATTGCTTATTCCTTATAAAGGTTTTGGTGCGATGAGATGAATAAAATGATCGGCTTGTAAAATGACTACATGGGATTGAAATGTGATCTTTTTACAAATTTTAAATCCCCGTAATAAATAATTAGGATCTACCGCAAAGGTGAATTGGCCCAAGCTTACGGGAAGCTGTAAAATGTCATGACATGTTCCCACTTGCGAAACTGTTTTCACATCCAATTCATCACCGGATACAGTGAACGTTGTTGTGGTAATCCCGGATTGTGGATCTAAAAAAATCGTATGGCGATTAACGACTGATTCCAGTTCTAATGGAATATCCCACAATTCCAATTCATCAATATCTGGACAAAATTTACTAACTGTTTCTTCGTACTTGGGCGCTTTACGATCAATAACACGAGTAAAGAGTTGATTGTTACTTAAATCAGCAATGGCCCATTGCTTGGAAAACTGCATGGGAACATTGGATTCTTTTCCCGCTAAAGGTCCATGCAACGAACTCAGTTGGGTACAAAAGAATGATGGTAAAATGACTTGCACTTCTTCAGTTGGTTTAATGGGAAATGTATCCATCAACTTAAATTGACTAATGGTATCTCCATCACTGGAATATAAACATAATGAATCACTCGCCATGATTAAATTAATGCCATTAAATTCTGGTCGTGTGGGATTCGCACCGACATTCACTAAACATTTTTTAATCCCTTCAATGCACTCTGCTGGAATTTCAATGGGAGCTTCTTTTAATTCGGGCAGTTTAAAAACAAATTCTTCCAAAGGTAACATGGGCAATTTGGTTTTATTTCGCCCACAAATGACATGCACATGCGTATTGGTTTTTGATTTTTCAATTTCAACATCTTCATTTTTTAAGGTGTTCAATAAACGAATTAAAAGATTACCTGGAATGGTACATTGCAATCCCGTATTTAAAGAGAGTTTACATGCGGTAATATCGTTGTATGCTGTAACGGTATCATCATCAAATGCAAAATGTTGCAAGATTGCAATAAAATCTTGGGTCGCTAAAAAATTTTTAGCTTGATCTAATGTGATTTTTAACGTATTTAAATTCATTAGAAGAATCCATTTTTGGGTGGAAGTTTGGTTGTGTTATCAGCACATACCTGTTCGTTATTTAATCGAAGAACAGTCTTTACACTGGGTTCTTGAGTTAAGTAAGGTTCAATACGTTGTTGCGAAAGTTCTTTCACAATATTTTGTGCAATAGCGGATAATGGCATGACTCCGTATTTGGAAACGTCAACAATATCTTTTACGGTATACGTTACCGTTAATTCGATTTCAACGGGAGGTCGTCTAATAACCAGTGGTTTACGCACCACTTTGGGTTTGTCAATAACATTTTTAACAAAGACATTGGATTTACGCACTTTACTGGCTTGTTTTTCATTCCAATGTTCTTTCCAACACTGTCCATTTAACCATGATTGAGCTAAGATTCGTACATTTTCTGCATGTTGTGGATATACGGGCGTAACCAACCAGTTAATATTATCAATCTTAATATCATGCATTAAACGAATCAAACGACTACGATTGGTTCCCGCACCCGATGCAGTTCCAGCAAAATAAATATTGCCACCTTCTTCATAATCAAAACGCTCTTTATACCATTGTTTGGCATGAAGTTGAATATTGTTGAACAATCGAATGTTCGCTACATCTCGCCAATGATATGAATCTTTAATCGCATCTACACAGATATTATTAATATCTAAATAATGTTGGACATAAAATCGAGCCGTTTCACTCAGATTGTCAATATAATGAGGTTCCACATCTCGACGCCGAGTGACGGGAATGACTTTATACATATTCAGATAATCATAATCTACCAATTCCGTACCATTGATAATGGGTTTGGGAACCAAAAGACTTCCTACTCGCGCCATGTAAGTCCAGGTACTTTGATCCGCCGAAAACCATGGATACATTTTAATAATTTCAGGTGCGCCCATCGCAAATCCATGCACCTTACATTTGGGTTTTCCGTGTTTATCACAAATCACTTTAAAACAAGCATCACCAAAAGGTTTAAATTTGGCTTTTACAATATCTTGTCCAAGACCTGAAATTCCTATATATGGATATTTTTCCACCATCCGTTCCAACCAATGAATGTCTTCACCGTTATGAAACACGGGCATGGGGGTCAAGCCACAACTTTCGATATATTCCGTAATTTTCCAACTTTCTTCTGGATTATTAATAATATCTAACGTCACATAAAATTTATATAGATCTTTAAATTGATGACAATGTTCAATATAATTATCCAAGAATTTTTTAAATTCATTGGTTTTAATGTAACTGTAATCGGCATTGAGTCGAGCTTGTGTGGAGATCTTATCTCCAACCACAAAATGTTCTTTATATAAAGAATGTGCTCCACTGTCAGTGCTCACTACAAAATCTTTAAATACAATGTCATCTTCTGGATACTGATAAAGTTCTTCAGCATCCGTTAATTCTTGTGGAAGATTTTTCCACTTTAAATTTTGAAGATTTATTTGTTTTCTTTTGTATTTTTCTAGCTGAGCATTAAAACTCATCACAACACCTTTAACTTTAAAATTTCATTTAAGATATTTTGGTGTAAATTATGTGGAGATCGTGCATAACATGTTTGACATGTGACGGGTAAATTTTGACTGTATTGATGATTTAATCGAAACTCTTTAACTTTGTCACTGTTCCAAATGTCTTTGAGTGTCTGTTCATGCAAGTTGCCATATACCATGTCCGGTTCATCGTTAAACGCCATGCAGCATGGCACCACGGCTCCATCCGCTTTAATGCTGACGCTATACCATGGGTTCGTACAAAGCTCCGTAAAATGGCTATTTGGGGCTTTTGCTTGCGTATCTTTAATAGTACGAATTCGAGTACTTTTTGAATTAAGATAAAATTGATCTTTATCGGGATACATCCAACCCAATTTTCTTGCTAAAACTTTAAACTCTTTCACTTGATCTTCGAATCCATCAAACTCAATGAATTGAAAATCAATAATTGGAAAAAAGAAAGTGCTACGATATTCTAATAATTTACCAATATTTAATAATAACTGTTCCCAAACACCTCCCAAACGATATTGTTCGTAAAGTTCTTTAGTTCCAGCATCCATTGAGATTGTTACGTAATGACTGTTCAATGCTGCATTGAATGCATGTTCATGGTGCAATAAATTTCCATGCGTGGAAAATCCCACAAAAACTTTTTTACGTAAAAGATTTACGTATTTATTTAAATTTTTATTGAGTGTGGGTTCACCCCGAAATTGTAATTCGATAAATGAACTACCACCTAAATCTCGTTCAACAATCGTTTGAAATAAAGCTTCATTAATAAATGCATCACCCGCATACGGAGTATCACGAATGCCAGTCTGACAAAATTGGCATTTAAAATTACAACGTGACATTACTTCAATTTGATAAATGGATGGTAACTCTGGAATCCAAGAATCAAATAATTTTTGACTATTGAATAAACGTTGTTGAGTCTCCAATGTGATTGGAATAATTTTCATAATTATTTAAAAATAGCACTGGTTTTATTTAATTCAACAAGAACTGAATACTCCGTTTGATTGGTAATTAATTCTTGTAAATAATCTTTTGAACTGTTTAAAGCCAGTGCTTTCATTTTGGCTTGTTGTGGAGATGTTGTAAACACATTTCCTATAAAGACTTTATGATTTTTTGTGACAATATACACATCATACTCTCGAATATTTGTTTCCATTTTAAATCCTTAAAAAGAGTATGTTGTGTACATAATTGTACATAACACACTAAAAGGACAACGCCTGATACGTTGTCGGTATCACCACCCAAATTACTCAAAATCGCGAATCTGTAATTTATAATTTATAATTTATAATTTATAATTTATAATCCAACTGTTGCATGATTCATATTTACTTATTGACATACTAATAAATTTCTGGTACATTATTATACCTTAAAACAATTTTTGGAAAAATTCCTAATGAATAAAACTTGTGGAGTTTATTTAATTCGTTGTAATTCTAATGGAAAAGTTTATGTTGGTGAAAGTGTTTACATTGAACGTCGTTGGTCTGTTCATAAACATCATTTAAATTATAATACACATAAACGAAAAACTTTGCAACATGATTGGAATTCTTTTGGTGTTGATAATTTTGAATTTATTATTCTTGAAGAAGTTAATTTAGATCTTTTAATGGAACGTAGTCAATGGTACATGGATTATTTTGAATGTACTAATCCATTAAAAGGTTATAATCTTGAACCAAATGCCATTAGTAGTATTGGATTAAAACGAAAGCCACTTACATCAGAGCATAAAGCTAAATGTGGTGAATCAATTAAACGTCGTTGGAAAGAAGATCCTGATCGTTTTCTTAAAAATCGTAAACCTGTAACTGAAAAGGCTAAATTACAAACATCTGAAAGAAATAAAAAACTTTGGAGTTTACCAGAATTCCGAGCAAAACTTTATCAAATAAAATCTGATTTTGCTAAAACTGAAGTAGGTAGAAAAAACATATTAAAAGCTAATGCTGCTGCTGTACAAGCACGTTCTTTGAATTATATTGTTAAATCACCTTCCAATCAAGAATGGTTAGTAAAAAACTTAGCAAAGTTTTGTAGAGATTTTAATTTAAAGCGCTCTTCCTTAGAAGATGTAGTTCAAGGAAGAGTACCAAGTTGTTATGGATGGGTTGCAAAAAAAGCAACTGTTGAACAGATTGAAAACTGGGCTGGAGAAAAATATCAATAAAATCAAGCACTTACTCAAAGTCACGAATTCCTAATCCAACTGGAAAGATTGGTACACCATCTTCTGACTTTTCTTGAAATCGAACAGTCAACATCTGTCCCACATACTGATCGATACGATCTAAATAATCTTTTCGTTCATCCCAAGTACCTTTGGGACGGACATTAAAACTTTGTCCAGTACTCGTTTTACATTCAAATACTACAGTTCCTTCATCACGACCTTGTGCTGAACGACCTCCAATGATTTCAAACTCTTCATCTAAAAAATCTTTATATTTTAATAAATCATAACTGCGACAGTCCGGTTTATATAACCCATGTCGCGAACGAACAATGGTACCTTCAAATCCATTAATTAAATTCTGTTGATGAAAACGTTTTAATTGATCTTCAGATTCCAAAAGTTGTGTCCGTACAATTTTAATTAATTGAGTTGAATCTCGTTCCATTAAAAACCTTAAACGATCTTCATAAGATAAAGATGTTTCTACAACATCATAAATCCAATATTGTAGTGGATCATCTTCAATATTTAATCGGGAAGTTTTAACTCTTTTTACCCGACGAATAATTTCTTGAAAATTCAACTGGGGGTTAAAAGCTTCACCATCCAGTATTGTACCACTGGGAAACAGATTTTTCAAGTCATCATTCCAATGAGTGAGTGTTTCGTACTTTTTACCTTTACGAGAAATATATGTGACGGTATCATCTTTAATAAAAGCTAAACATCTTACACCATTTAATTTCTTTTGCCCATATACGGGCCATGTTAATTTATGTTTATGATCTACATACTTATGCGCCAACATGGGAAGCAGTTGGATGGTGTCATTCACATTTTGACGATAATTTTCTAACTGCTTTTTTTCCCATTTAGATTTAGCTTCAGATACTGCTTGTTCATAAGGTGTCGTTTGATTACTACGTCCAATATTTTTACCATATAAAATCTTTAACATCGTTGTTTGTTTTTTACCATCGGTATAGCCAAACACCGTGACAATCGTGGGAATGTCATCAATACATTGAACGGAGATATTCCATTCAATAATTTTATGTGCTTCAGTCTCATGATACAAAACAGGAAAAAAATAAGATTTTTGTTCAGTAACAAAATTCATTCGATGTACTCCACTATGGAACCCATTTCACCATCTTCTAATATTTGAACACAGTAACAACCATCAAAATGATACTTTTGAATGAGTAAATTTCCCAACATCTCGCATGAATAATTTTGTAAATTAATTAAACCCGATTGAGTATCTCGTATAAAATAATTCTGTATAAATTGATCTACTTGTTGTTTAAATGCAATAAATTCAATATCTCTATCTGAATGATTAACATGGAATCGGAGTTCAATTTGAAAAAGATGTCGATGAGAATTTTTCAAATATTGAGAGGGATGTTCAGATGGGATATTTCCCCATTGATGAAGAGCTTCTAACTGTGTTTTCACAATGATAGACTGTTGATATTGATGCATCGTATTTTCTCAATGTAATTTATTTTTAATTTTAGATTCGTTTAAAACTTCATGCATGGTACTTTCCAACAAGTTTTTAAGATTACTAGAAAGTTCTGACATAGAAGATGTATCCTTTGACAATTCTTCCAAAAAGTCAATTGTATTGCTTAATCGAATGAACCACTGTTTGGCAGGTTCATCTTCGTCCATCATTAACTTAATTTGATCATCCGGTCCTTGGTACTGAAGGACTGACCAATTGGGAAGTTTATTTAAATGAACAATCCCTTCTTTGTGAACCAATACCATGTATACACCTAAGTCGTGTGTATCACAAAAAGTAACGCAACTTTTACAAAAAGTTTCTAAAAGCTCTTCATTCATTACTAATCTCCATACAAATCTTTAATATATTAAAAATAGCTTCTTCACCATTCCATTGTACCTTATTAGCTAATTGGATTTGTTTTTCTTTGTATTTGTCATAATTAGAAATAATTTGATCTAAAAGAATTGATGCATTATGTACTAAACTATAAGGATCTTTTACTGAATATTTAAATTCAGATGGATACAATTCTTTATACGAAAGTTTATTGGGTACAATGGGAATACAGCCACATAGTACAGATTCCAAAATTGAAATTCCAAATGTTTCTTGATCTGCAAATGATACTGATATCTTAGATCGATTTAAAATATCATAATATTCAGATTTATTACTAGTTACATCTTTTGTTTTAATAAAATTCCAATCAGGAAATCTTTCAGACATCAAAGTTCGAAGTTGATCAAATAGTTTTGGATTTTTTTCATTAGCCAGTCGATGAGGAAACACCACAATATTTTCTTTAGGTATTTCTTTTACAAAGTCTGGATAAATGGGTAATCCAGTAACTTTAATTTTATTCAGTAATAACTCTACATGTTCAGATTCATCTACACTTTTAATAATTAATTCTTTATGAAATTGTGTAGCGACACATATGGCATCCAGTATATTAAACCATGCTAATTCACAGTGTTGTCCCCATGAACGCATTCCAACCTTCGTAATAAAATCATGTTGATCCCATGTTCCGGCATGAAAAATACCGACAATCTTAAATGAGATTTTCAAAGCGTTCCGTAAATATGCTAACATCTCAATTCCAGGGAACCAAGAGTCAACAATTAAAAATACAGTATCTTTATTAATTTGTCCATTACGAAACAGTGAACAGATCCAACGCAACTGTTCACTTTTAAATTCCAGTGTTCCAATAACATCCAAAAATTCACCTGTTTGAATTTTAGCTTCCAATCCAGATGGAGGTAATACATGTAAAGCGTTAATTGAATATTTTTTAAACTCCGCATCAAACCAATGAAACCATTGTTGACTATAACGTTCTTCTAATAATTCAATGGGGACATGAATTAAGTTCATATTTTACTCTTTATTAACTTTAATATTCAATGTTTGCCAAGCTTTTATAGCTTCCATTGGAATTATTTTTGAAGGACCATCGGCATGACAATTTTTACAATATACCCAATATAAATTTTTATATTCATTTAAATTAAGGCTGTTGTTATTTTCACCACAAAATGGACAATTACCATAATCTTTTTTTGTAGTAGCTGAAATGAATTCTAGTGTACTTTCAAGTTTGTAAGAATTAATCATATCTTTAAATTTAACTCTTTAAAAAAGTAAGTATTATCTCTAATACTTACTTTTATCTAACAATAAGTGAGCTATCAGTGAATTTATACCTTACGGCATGTTTTCAAATTCCTGAATTAAACTGGCTGTTTGATGAAACACTCCCGTAATAGAAGATGTGGACATCCAAGTATCGGGCTTTTTAATCCCCCGAACAATCATGCAGTGATGACGACCTTTTACTTGAGCAATCACGCCTTTGGGTTGGAGAGTTCGTTCCAAGTAATTCACAATATCCATGGTGAGATCTTCTTGTAAGACAGGTCGTTGTGCTAACACTTCAACGACCCGTGGAATCTTACTGGCACCTAACACTTTTTCACCTGGAAGATACCCAACATCCACTGTATAATCTACGGGTAAAAAATGATGGGGACATGTTCCCCATACTTGGATATTTTTAATGGCGACAATTCCCGAATAATGCGATGGAAATGTTTTAGTGATGTGATCTTCCAACTCAATCAAGTCACCATCCAACAATCCCGCAAAAATTTCATTGTACATACGGACAATTCGTTTTGGAGTTTCTTTAAAGTTAAGATCATGTTCATGATCTATTCCCAAAGCTTCCAAAATAGATTCCCATGCGACCATTAATTTGACATTATTAAAAGATTTCATTCCGAAACCTCAAAATCAATCAGTGGCTCCGCAGTGGTTTCGACTTTTTCAACAGGTTGTTTGAGTAGTTCAAGCTGCTTAATTGCTGCGTCACCCGTCCAACATTTCCATTCTTGCTCCGTCATATAATCCACAAAATCTTTTACAGTTTCTACCTTATCCAATTCTACTAATACAAAATGTTGAGCTTGCAAAGTCTGTGTCAGCTTTCGACGATGACCTTTACTGGGAGTTGCCACAGTAACGATCTTACCATTCATTTCTTTACGAACTACTTTTTTCTCACTATTGGGATCGTCTTTAGCAACCACTTTTTCAATTTCAACCCGCAGCTTTTCCACAGTCCAATTCTTGGACACTGCATTTTTTGCTAATTCCGTTTGTTTACCTTCTTCAGTTACCGCTAACAGTGCGGTTGCTTTAGATCGATCTAAAGTTCCTGTTTGAATCAGTGCAGTCACTTCTTTGTTCAAGCGCGTTAAACGCACCACATTGGCAATGTAGCTACGGGATTTTCCTAAACGCTTCGCAACTTGATCTTGTGTTAAAGAAAAATGATCCATCAACTGATTCAGTGCAATGGCTTCTTCCATTGGATTAAGATCTTGACGTTGCAAGTTTTCCGTAATCGCCGCTTCTTGCGAAGCTTCATCCGTCATTTCCTTAACAATAGCACGGATCTTATCTTTACCTAAAATTTCCTTGGTCGCTCTCCAACGACGCTCTCCAGCAATCAACTCATATTCACATTCGTCAGCAAGATCTGATGCTTTCCGCACTGTAATGGGTTGAATCAATCCTTGATTTTCAATACTTTCAGCTAACTCTTCTAGTTCTTTAACTTTAAATTCTTTACGGGGTTGATAACGATTGGGAGCAATTTTATTGCACGGCAAGTAAACCAGTTGTTCAGTCATGTTAAAGTACTCTTGTGTGGGATGCATTATAAAAACTACAATTCATAAAACATTGTACACGAAACAACTGTTTCACGTCAAGCATTATTTAACCCATAATACAAAGTACTCTTCCAATACCCAACGTGGGTAAGCTCTTGTTGGAAAACGCTGAGCACCTAAATGGTGAATGACTTTGATTCTAATTCTTTCGGTATGACACTTCGTTAAAATTTCACGTTCCGCTTGTAATAACAAGTTTTTGGTAATGGGATACCGATGATAATTCACAAAATGCTGAATCGTTAAATACTCTTCCTCACTCATAAAATGAACCTTTTAAATTTTTTTGAAATCTATCTTCCAATGAAGAATGTACATTACTGATTAAATCAGATGCTGAAACTAATGAAGTTTTATCTTCTTCATTAAAATGGGAACTTGGAAGAATATGACTGTTTAAAATCTGTAATAATAATCTTAATTGATGTTTCATTGTTAAGAATGACTCTAACTCATAATCAATATCCATCGCAAACTCCATTAAAATAGCCCCCAATTGGGGGCTATTACACACAGAAATCTTAAACTGCTTTCAAAACTTCTTTTCCACTCTTGGAAACAGTACCTTGTTCAATGGCAACTTCAAACGCTCGTACCGTATTCAGATGAACTACCTGAGCACTGGAACGTTGCATAACGACGCCACGTTCTTCCAACTTCACCATCAACTGATCCAATGTCGTACTCATATCTTCGCACATGATTTCACGGACTGCATTGGCTGCAATTGGACCTTTTGGTTCTTTTGGAGCTTTGGGTTCCTTGGGTTCCGAAGAAGGCTTACGACCACGCTTTTTAGGTTCTGGCTTTTCTTCAGTTTCCTCTTCCGTCTCTTCTGAAGTTTCAATCTCTTCATCGGAAACTTCAACGGCTTTGACCGCTTTGACGGGCTTTGCTACCTTAGCCTT